GTTAGCGTTCAGCCGATGAGTTTACCTTCGGGGCTGATCTTCTTCCTGGATTTCCAATACAGTGATCAAACCACTGGACGCTTAGGTATAAACCCAACTGGATCGGTTTATGGTGGTGGAGTTGTTGCTGCTGGTTTGACCGGTGGTGTCACCGATCTTACTGAAGCTAGTGGTGGTTTTTATAACCTTGCAAATGCGTACTCGTCACCGACAGGCTCGTTAGCTACCGGTACCGGGTCTGCAGCCGGCCAGGTTATTCCAGCACTAGAGACTACTGTCCATGCAGCTGCTGGTACTGCCATTGGTGCTTTGGACGATGAAGCGAAACGTTCGCTTCGATATGATGTTGACGTTCTTAATGGCGGAGCAAGCACCGATCTTATTCATGCAGTCACAGTAACATTAGTTGCTGCAGATATGGCTAAGATTAATAAAGATGCATTATCAATGTGTACTTTTATGACTGCTCCTTCCTCTGGCTCGGGCCCGTCCGCATCAACTATCATTGACGGAAATGGGGATGAAGGGCACGTTATTCGACGTCTTACCCACTTGGGTACGTTGACTTCAACTGGTAATCCGAGTGACGCCACGGCAAAAGCGACCACGATGACATTATACCTCAGAGGTGGCACTGGCTTTAATGCTCTTGGCTCTCTCGATAAGGTTAATTTCGTGTTCCCGCTGAAGGACACATTTGCAGCCGCAAATGCACTTGGCGCCGTTGTTGGTACTGATGACTGGGGCCTTGAAGAAGGTGGTGTAAGTGCCGGCGGCCAAACTGGCGCAGCCAGTTCAGCAGGCAAAAACCAAATTCCTGAGATCGACATTAAAGTTGATTCAGTGGCTGTTACCGCAGTTACTAAGAAGCTTAAAGCAAAGTGGACTCCGGAACTTGGTCAAGACCTTAATGCATACCACAACCTTGACGCGGAAGTTGAGCTTACGTCAATTCTTTCTGAGCATATTGCTCTTGAAATTGATCGTGAGATTCTTAACGACCTTGTCGCAGGTGCAACTGCTGGTAGATTTTATTGGTCTCGCGCGCCTGGTCTCTTTGTCAATAGGACGACTGGTGCGGAACTTGGCGCAACGGCAGCTGCTCCGGACTTCACCGGAACCGTTTCTGAGTGGTACGAGACTCTTGTAGAAACCATCAATGATGTTTCTGCGCAGATTCATCGTAAGACTCTTCGCGGCGGAGCTACGTTCCTCGTGACTAGCCCCGAGGTTGCCAATATTCTTGAGTTTACTAGTGGTTTCCGTGCCAACATTACCCATGATGATGATCGTGGTACCGTTGGTGCTGTTAAGTCTGGTAATCTTAGTAAGAAGTGGGATGTTTTCGTTGATCCGTACTTCCCGCGTAACCTTGTTTTGGTTGGCCGTAAGGGCGGTAGCTTCCTTGAAAGTGGCTACGTATACGCACCTTATGTGCCGTTGCAAGTTACGCCAACTATTTTTGGGCCGGAAGACTTCGTGCCGCGTAAAGGTGTTATGACCCGTTACGCTAAGAAGATGGTTCGACCTGATATGTATGGTCTGGTTGTTGTACGCGGACTCCTTGGTGAGTCTGGTGGCTAATCCCTGATTAGTTAACAGCTAAATAACATTAAGCCTCGCCTTAAGAAATTAAGGCGGGGTTTTTTCATTTTAATATACTATTTATAGTAAAGGGAGAACTACAAAGTATGGCTGTAACAGTAACCAACCAATCCAATCCTTTAGCTTCTAAGCTCGTTAAAGATGATGGCGCAACTAACACTGCGGCAGACAATACAACAGGCGCCAGCGGTACATTGTATATGGTAGAAATCGATAATACAGGATTGGCAACCGCCGTCTACTTTAAACTTGCCAATGCCACTAGTGCTACGCCCGGGACAACTGCAGCCTCATTTGTGTTTTGGTGTCCTGCCTCCGTAAAAAGAAGCTATGTATTTCCAGAGGGAGTCGTTTTTAGTTCTGGTTTCTCTCACTGGTGTGTAACTTCTGCTAGTGAAGCTAGTACGGCTGCCCCAGGCACACCACCGACTGTACGATACGTTACAAGTTAATCCCTGATTAGTTAACAGCTAAATAACATTAAGCCTCGCCTTAAGAAATTAAGGCGGGGTTTTTTTATTTAATAAAAGAGTTTTGTTAATGGAGATACTATTTATTAGTGAAAAGCATAGTGAGCAAGCACTCCCTTGCTGTTAATTTAAGGAGGCCAATACCATGGCAAAAGCTGGAAGACCATTTCTCAACGCATCTAGAAGAAGAGTCGAAACTCTAGATGGAACAGCAAACAAAACAATGTCTACTGTTACTGGCGATTCTAACCCTCAAGGCGGCTCGGCCGGTACTAGTATTGAAAGCGGTGAAACATATCTTATCACAGGCGACAATGATGCTGAAAGAACAATTACTTTACCTCCCGCCTCAAAAGGGGCCTGGGTTAAAATTGTTTTCGGCGTAGAACAAACCGGAAATGATTGGATAATTGCAACCCAAGATGGTGAACCTTTAAATGGTCAACTTTTTTGGTTTGATGTAAATACCGAGGACAAAAGTAATAATATCGTTGACACTGCTGCAAATCTTAATGGCAGTACCGATGAAAAAATTACTATAGGCAATGATATTAAATCCGGCACAATGCTTACATTTATGTCTGATGGATCGGAGTGGTATTCTTTGGAAAATCAAGTCATTGGTTCGGATGAAATTACGGTAGGCGCCGTATAATGATAGGAGTTATTAAACATGAGACCAAATAGAGCAAATACTCAAAGTTCAAGATTAAAAGTTATTACTGTTGGCGATGCGGATAGAACTTTTAGCTTACCAGAATCTGGAGCTACTGTAATTTTTACAGCGGCCACAACTGCAGATCGCACAATGACGCTTCCTGCCGTGGCGAATGTTAGGGGAGCAAAAGGAGCCTATTTTCGGTTTGTTTGGGGAGTTTCATCAGATGCACAGGCCACCATAATTCAAACCAATGCGTCTGCTGAACTTATCAAAGGTCAACTTATTTTTTATGACTCCAATGGCAGCGATGACACTCGACAAATGACCTCACGAGCCACACCTGACTTGTCCAACGACCGTATACTTACGATTAATGATAATATTGAGCCTGGTTCAATGATTGAGTTCATGTCCGATGGCTCGCATTGGTTTATTTCTAATAGCGCAATTATAGGAACAGAAATACCAACGATAGCATAGAGTGAACTATTAAGGAGATATAGATAAATGAGCAAATCAAGACCGGCATTAGACCCACCTAAACTAAGATTTATAACTTGGGGCGCCCAAAATATAGATTCTACCACAACATTGGGCATTCAGGCAAATGCAGAAGACTGCATTGATACTACTGGCCAAAACGCCGCCAACTCCGACAGCAGCTTTACAGTTGAGACTTCCGAGGGCACTGTGACATTTCTTCTGCAGGAATCAACAACTACCGACTCGGTAGGCGCCGCAAGCCAGATTACGATTGGCGTTGGTTCTGTCGCAGACGATGCTGTTGCAGCAGATATTATTGATGCCGTGAACGGCACCACCAATGCCAATGTAGCTTTTGCTACATCTGGAGCGGGCACCGCTGGTCTAGTGGGCATTACTGCGGCGGAAGGCTCTAGCAACACCGAGATTACTCTCACTAAGAATTCTGCAGGTGTAGCTGGCAATGCTACCGCCGCTGTTGTTCGTGTTTCCGGGGTCGCAGCATTGGTTCAGAATGCTGCAGGTTCCAGCGCTTCTGCGGATTTTACTGGGGGCACAAATGCAAGATCGTGGACTGATTCTCTACACCCGTTAACAGAAACTGACAGTGGTGCTGTTATATTGGTTAATGATGCCAATCGACAAAATGGTACTACTAACGAGCCCAAAGGCGCGTTTCGGGGCACAGATGGTAAAGTTTTCACCTTGCCCTCTGTAAAGAAAGGTATGTATTTCAAGTTTGTTTGGGGTGTTGCCGATGGAACAGGTAACGCTTCCGTAGATATTAAGTCCGCTTCGACCTCTGAATTAATCAAGGGAACCGTTATTGCCTATGATTCTGGCAATGCCGACAACTCGGCCGAAATGACTGTAAACCAGCTTAATGGCAGTTCACATGACGAAATTCAACTTGAGGAAGTCATTGGGGCTGGCTCTTATCTTGAGCTGGTTAGCGATGGTGATCATTGGTTTGTTGTTGATAGTAAGATTCTGACCAACGAAGGCACTCAGGCTTCCGCTGTAACTGAGAATTAATAAAAGGAGATTAACATTATGCCTGCAATGGTTGTGAAAAGAAGTAATAGAAAAGCTGCGCCAAAACAAAAGGCTGCGCCAAAACAAAAGGCTGCGCCAAAGAAAAAGGCTGCGCCAAAGAAAAAGGCTACAGAAACAGAAGATAAAGAGTAGTCTGTTACTTAAAAAATAAAGCATTGAACCCTGCATTCAAAAGAATGTGGGGTTTTTTGTTAACATCTCCACTATAATGTTGTATAATATATCTATAAAGGAGTTCATTATGGGAAAATCAAGACGTCGTATGACCAGTCCAAAGTTTGCAAAGAAGTTTACAGCAAAATTTGCAAAGTTCAAAGCAGCAATAGAAGAAGCAATTACCATAACTGCTGGAACTTATGAAGAAGTTGTTGAAGAGAGAAAAGTTGTTGAAGAGAGAAAAGAAGTTGAAGAGAAAAAGGTTCCTGAAGTTGTGACAAAAGAAGTTGAAGAGAGAGAAGTTCCTAAAGTTGTAGTAAAAGAAGTTGACGAATCTGCCACGCCTGAGCCAAAACCAAAAGCGCGCTCTCGCAAAATTTCGCCCCGGAAAAAATCGTCAGATTCTAAAAAGAAAATAACAAGAAAAACAACTTCTAAAAGAAAACCATCAAAGAAAAAGTAAATATGATTTTTTGAGGCGCTGCTAACTAATTATAGCGAGGAGATATAATGAATGGCAGTCCCAACTTTAACACCCGCAAGCACAACAAGTGCTATAACCCTCCCAACAGGAAGCTCTCCTAGTGATGTAACTGGCGCAGAGCTGCCTTTTGGAATATACAGTAATATTGGTGATAATCCTGCTTCGTTTTCTAGCTTTTTTTGCACCGGAGCCTCTGATCAAGTAGCTTATGTTTATAAAAAGCTTGGTGGCGATGTATTAGATATCGAACTAACGAAAGAGCAAGTTTTTTCAGCATACGAAGAGGCAACGCTAGAATATTCATACATTGTGAACATTCATCAGGCTAAAAATATTCTAGGAAGCACTTTAGGGAACACAACTGGTACATTTGATCATGACGGGACATTGCAATCTGGCATACTTTCTTCGAGCCTTGAAGGGACCAACGTAAATCTTAGATATCCTAAATGGCAATTTTCCTATGGGAAACGAATCTCAGACGGAATGGGCCTTGAAGGAGGCCTCGGCGGCAATGAAAAAATATACTCAGCTTCTTTTGATATAACCAATACAAATAAACAAGATTTTGATTTACAGAGTATTATGGCAGCAAGCGGTGCAGCAGGCGCATTTGGGACAACTGACCCAATCGGGACTAAAAGAATTCATATTACAAGAGTTTGGTACAAGACGCCACAATCAATGTGGAGGTTTTATGGATATTATGGAGGCTTGAACACTGTTGGGGACATGGCGAGCTATGGCCAGTTTGCTGATGACTCGACGTTTGAAATAATTCCGGCATGGCAGAATAAAGCTCAGGCCATGGCATTTGAAGACGCAATATATACAAGAAATTCACACTGGTCTTATGAATTAAAAAATAATAAATTAAGAATATTCCCCAAACCTGTTCGTGCCTTTCCAGATAAAATGTGGATAGAATTTTTTGTTCGGACTGATGCGTGGGAAGAAGATGCCAGCAAACAAGATGGTACGAGCGGCATCAACAACATGAACACTTTGCCATTTGACAATATGTCGTATGAAAGTATTAACGCAATTGGAAAACAGTGGATCCGCAGGTTTGCTTTATCTTTGTGCAAAGAAATGCTCGGATACGTCAGGAGCAAATTTGGCTCAATTCCCATTCCTGGAGATACAGTCAATTTAAATGGAAACGAATTAATAACACAAGCAAAAACAGAACAGCAAGCTTTGCGCGAAGAACTTAAATCCACTTTAGAAGAGCTAACCTATGCGAAGTTGGCAGAAAGAGATGCCGCAATTATAGATAGCACAACCAAGGTACAAGAAAGAATGCCCTATCCCGTACCGATAGTATTAGGATAACGAAGCCATGGCAACTAATGAATGGAACCAACCAGATGCGCCACCACCTCCAATGTTTTTGGGGAAGAAGGAGCGAGATCTTGTTAAGCAAGTCAATGATGAGCTTATTGAAAGAGTCATTGGGCAGCAAGTATTGTATTATCCTATAAGCTTGGAGCACACAAACTTTCATTCGCTTTATGGCGAGGCCGTGGAGAAGACGTTTTTACCTCCGATTAGGGTTTATGCTTTGATTGTATGGCAAGGCTACACAACAGAAACAACAAATTTAGGAATAGACAGAAGGCCCTCAATTATTGTTCATTTCCACAAGCGGAGATTAACAGAGGATCAGGATCTTTTTGTTCGCGAGGGAGACTTTGTTTTGTATGGAACAGATTATTTTGAAATAACTACTTTAAATGAACCAAAGCAGCTTTTTGGCCAAGTTGATCACAAGGTTGAAATAGAAGCAACATGTGTTAAGGCACGTAGAGGTCTTTTCGATGGCTCATAAAGAATTTCCTATAGTCCCATCGACAATTGAATCGATTGATGAAGCTTTCTTCAAGTGGGTCGATAAAGAAGCAAATGTTTATGCCACAACGAATAAAGGATGGGAAAAGATATCTGTAATATGGGTCTCCGCAGAAAGGGCTTTTCAGGTAAAACATAAAAAAGAGTTACGAGATGACGCTGGTTCTTTAATTTTGCCCCTAATGACGATAGAAAGGACAAGCATAGCTAAAGATCCCAACAGGAAAGGCGCGTTCTGGGGCAATGTGCCTCCTGTAAATGATTATAGAGGCGGATCCGTCACTGTTGCAAGGAGAATAAAGCAAGATAAAACAGCTAACTTTGCAAATGCGAATTCGTACCGAAAAACCAAAAATAAACAAATTAATTTTCCAGGGGAGAACAAAAAAGTAGTATATGAATTTATTTCTATCCCAATGCCAGTGTATGTTACTATTAATTATAATTTAATTTTAAGAACAGAATACCAGCAGCAAATGAATGAAATGATAACTCCGTTCCTTACAAAGACTGGAGGAATTAATCATTTCATTATGAGGAATGATGACCATTTCTATGAAGGGTTTATACAAGCTGATTTTTCTTCTGCAAATAATATCTCGGGTTTAGCACAAGACGAAAGAAAATATGAAACAATAATACCAATACAAGTTCTAGGATATTTGATTGGAGAGGATAAAAATCAGGAAGCTCCAAAGGTTGTTATTCGTGAAAATCAAGTTGATGTTAAGATCCCACGAGAGAGAACTATATTTGGCGATGACCCAGCTTGTAGCGATGATACTTCTTTTTGCAGAGAATAGAGGATTTTAGGAGTTTTTATTACTATTTATTAGAGAAAATTAATTTTTCATAAGAGGAGAGTAAACATGTCACTTGAGGCCGTTAGTAAATTTAAATTTGTATCACCCGGAGTTTTTATTGATGAAATCGATCAATCACAACTGCCTAAACTACCTGCAAGAATGGGACCAGTTATTATTGGTCGTGCAGAACGAGGACCAGGGCTAAGACCTGTTCTTCTACAATCATTTTCAGACTACGTAGAAATATTTGGAAATCCAATAGCTGGTGGCAAATACAATGATACCTGGAGAAATGGAAACTATTCTGCGCCTACTTATGCTGCATATGCGGCCCAGGCTTATTTAAGGCATAGTAACCCGGTTACGTTTGTTCGCTTAGTAGGTACGCAACATGACCAGCCTGATATAAGTGGCGACAATGCACACTTTCAAAGCGCAAAAGCTGGCTGGGCAACTGCAAATGCGGTTGGCACAACGGCCGAAGATGGTGGAGCTTATGGCTTGTTTGTTATTCCTTCTGGATCGGTAGGCACCAAGGCCACAGCAGTAGACTGTATTGATACAGCTGGCTATGTCAACAGCAACGCGGACGCTTCGTTTACAATATTGATCCCATCGGTCAACGGCGGACTAGGCGGCACGGCTGTTACAATTTTACTTGATGAAGATAAAGATGACGTCACGCCGGCGACAGCCGCCGCTGACACAATCTCAATTGGTACCTACACCGCAGACGAATCTGACACGGCCGTGCACGACGCGCTAGCGGCATCATTTATTATCAATGCTATTAACGGAGTAACCGCTGGGCGCTTCGTATATGCATCAGAGGGCAACGGACAAGCCGGTCACGACCTTGGCGTTACTGCAAAACAAGGATCAAGCGATACCCAAATCACACTGACGATGGACCAGGCTGGAACCCACGGCAACATCGTGGGCGCGCTGGCTGAAGGCGTCGGGCATGACTTAGTTGACGTGGCAGATTTTTCTGCGGCCGATGCAGGCACCCAGGGACTTTTCACAGGCTCCCTTGCTGCTGTTTGGTATCTTGAGCAAGGAACAATTGAACTTACAGGGACACTGAGAGGCACTGAGGATGCCGAAACTCCAACAGAAGTAAGCGGCACGTCCGTCATGGTTAAAAACATAAGCACTGGAGCTAGTGGTCAAGATAATGAATGGAAAGTTATAATTAAAGATGGCAGTGCTAATAAAATAATCGAGTCCTCATTTAATTTTAATCCAAATTCTGATAAATATATTAGAGGAGTGTTTAATACAGAACCACAGTTTGTAAATGATCAAGTATTCTCAAATGCGGATGGAAGAATGCCCTATTGGCTAGGCGACACTTATGAAAGAGCGGTTGCAGACAGCCTAGGCGCTGAAACTACGTGCTGGGGCACAATCGTTGCATTATCTTCTGGCAGT